AAGACAACAATAAAAAATGAAAGTTACAAGCAAAAAAAATCAGTTGTTCGTTGGAATTATAAAGTAAATGATCTTGTAAGGATAACTTATGGAGAAGAGAGTATCGGTTTGATTATTTCTAACTTTGAATTTTTCTCTAAGAGAGTAGAGAAAAATTGTTTCTTTATTCTTGTTGATACTGCTGTCAAACAAATTGACGGAAGATATTTACGACAGTTATAACACTTAAGTGTAAAAAAGAAAATTTTAATTTTATAATACTAAGTAAAATAAATCACCCAAAAACTTTAAAAGGAATATTTTTAAAATGAAACTCAATGTAAAAAGAGATGATATTGTCTTTGGCACCAACATTCTTGATCTTAGAGTTCCTGATAAACTTCGTGAGCGTTATCCTTGTGGAATTGGGTATTTAGATTCTGCGTTTGGAGGAGAAGGATTTACTCCTTCAACAATGTCTTTGTTTACTGGAGAGCCAGGTGCTGGTAAAACAACATTAATGTTAGCACTAGCAAATGCTTTGACTTCACAAGGTTATACTTGTTTATTTAATACTGCTGAAGAAAGCTTATATCAAGTCAAGCTTACTTGTGAGAGGCTAGATCTTTCATCTGGGTTTATCGCAGGACAAGAGTCATATGTTCCTAGACTAATTAAACATTGTGATATCCTTCGAAAAAGATATCCTAACAAACCTTTCTTTTTAATTGTTGATTCATTACAAACATTAAATGACGGCAAGTATGGTGAGGAAAATACAAACAGCCAATCAGCTGTAAGATCTTTGCAGATATTAACTGATTACGCTAAAGAGCATTATATTAATGTTATTTGCATTGGTCAAGTTAACAAGAGCGGTAATATGGCTGGGTCCCAAAAGTTAAAGCATATGGTTGATGCTATGATACACTTGTCTATTGAAAGAAAAGATGAGGATTTCAAAGGGTTGAGAGTTCTTGAGACTGTTAAAAACAGATTTGGTGGCGCAGGTTGGACTTTCTTCTTAGATCTGAAAAAGGAAGGGTTTAATGAAGTTGCTAGAGTTGGAGTAAAGTAGAAATGATAAAGGCTTTATTAGCCTACGTAATGGGTTCTTCCCTTGTATTCTTTCAACACAACCTACAGTTTATAAACGTCTACTTTAAAGACAAATCACATTTTCTTATTTTTACGTTAAGTATTCCTATTTCTTATTTGTATTTGTATTCATGGACATATTTTGTTAATGAAAACAACGGATCTGTTTGGTCAGCTAGATTTATATTTTTTGGTTTATCATATTTCGTATATCCAATTATGTCTTATGCATTCATGAATGAAACACCCTTTACAGTTAAAACTGCACTTTGTACATTATTAAGTGTGATGATATTGGTAGTGCAATACAAATTATAAACACACAAGTGTATTTAAGAAAAACAACATATTATAATATAAAGTAATCACAATAAATCAACATTAATAAAAGGACATTAATTTGAACATCAAAAGCTTTCTAAAAATTGTAAAAAATCTCCCTCCACATCATGCAGTTCTTATGCGAGCTAGTACTGGTGTTGGTAAGTCTGCTCTAGTAAATGAAATTTCAAAAGAAATCAAGTTACCGTTAATTGATGTTCGTGCATCGATTATGTCTGAAGGTGATGTTCAAGGTTACCCAGATCTTGAAGGAATGAAAGAGAAGGGCATAATGACGTTTTGTATGCCGTCTTGGTTTATTAGAGCTTGTAATGAGCCAGTTGTTTTATTCTTGGACGAGTTTAATCGAGGATTACCTGCAGTACAACAATCTTTCTTTCAAATAGTATTGGATAGACAGTTAGGCAATGATGAAAACGGCAATCCATATAATATCCATCCTGGGACGAGAATCTTTGCTGCCATTAATCATGGTAATGAATATGATGTAAATGAAATGGATCCTGCGTTATTAAGACGTTTTTGGGCTATTGATCTTAAACCAACAAAAGCAGATTGGATTGATTGGGCAAAATCAAAGAAAGTTGATAACTTAATTATTGAGTTCTTAAAAACAAGATCTTCACATTTATTTGTTAATTTAGAAAAGGTTAAACCAGGAAATGTATTCCCAACTCCTGCTTCTTGGGCAAGATTTGATGAAGTGCTTAAGTTTAACAATATCGATTTATACGAGACAAAAGAAAAGTTTGATATATTCAATACAGCAATTGGATTTATAGGACAAGAAGCTGCTGTTGAATTTACTGATTTTGTTAAGAAATATGAAATTGTAGTAACACCTGAAGAAATTCTTAAGAGCTTTAAAGCTTGCGAAGAAAAGTTAAAAGCTATGTCAAATGATAGGATTAATTCTCTTATTGAAAGATTAGGTGAACACTCTGGTTCTAATGATTGGACAGTAACACAATCTAAAAACGCAGCAAAGTTAGGAAAAATGATTTCTGAAGAAATGCTTATACACTTTTGGTCTTGTGTTACTAAGGCTAAGAATATCAATAGCATTCAAAAGTTCCACAAAGAAATCGGACAATACGTTGTTGAAGTTGTTAACAGTAATAGAGTCTTACTAAGTAAATAAGGATTAACTATGTCGAAACAAAACAATAACAATAGTATGTTAGGTACAAAAAAAGTTAGTCAAAAAAAGATTGATAGCTTTGATTTAACTCATCATCTAGTAAGCTTTCTATGGAGCGAACCTTTCTATAGCAGAATTTTAAGATCTTTAAACAAAGAAGAGACGACTACAATCCCAACAGCTGGTGTTACTTGTATAGACGGCGACATAACACTTTACTGGAACAGAGAGTTTATGGCTGGACTAAGCAAAAGTCAAGTTAACGGCTTGCTTAAACACGAATGTTTACACTTAGTTTTTGGTCATACAACTGAAAGAAGAAGAGATCCTCATCTAATCTGGAATTACGGAACAGATCTTGCAATTAACTCAACTATTCCTTCACATGAATTGCCTAAAGGCGGTTTGATTCCAGGAGAAAAGTTATATCTTGACAACGACCAGAAATCAAATATGACTGATGACGAGCTTAAAAGATTTATGGGTTTATCAAATCTTATTGAAAGCTTCCCGAGAGATAAAACTTCTGAATATTATTTCAACAGATTAATGAGTGATCCAGATGTAAAAGAGTATCTTGAAGAAATGGAAAAAGGCTCTTCTGTTGGAATTGGGTTTGATGATCATGAAGGGTGGGATGAGATGTCAAATGAAGAAAAGGAATTGATTCAAGGTAAGATTAAGGAGTTAGTTAAGGACGCTGCAGAAGAAGCTGAATGTAGAAACTGGGGATCAGTATCACAACATACTCGAGCTGAAATATATAAAATGTTATCAAACAAAATCCAGTGGCAATCTTTGTTAAAGAGATTTTGTGGTTATACTAAGAAAGATCAAAGGAACTCTTCAGTAAGAAAGCTACATAGAAAATACCCGGGTGTTCATCCTGGCGCTAAAAAGGTTTATCGACCAATGATTGCTGTATATATTGATGAGAGTGGTTCTGTTTCAAATAAAGAGTTAGCAGCATTCTATGCTGAACTGGATAATCTTTCTAGAAATACAGACTTTTATCTTTATAAGTTTGATCATTCAGTTGATGACAAAGGAGGGTTTCTTTGGAAGAAAAATAAACGTCCTAACATGCACAGATCATTAACAGGAGGAACATCGTTTAAAGCTGTATCTAATCATGCAATCAAGAATAAAAGAAAGTTTGATGGTTATATAGTTTTAACAGATGGAGGTGCGCCAAAACCCGGGCCTTCATTTAGAATGAAACGATGTTGGATATTAGCCAAGAATTGCAAGTTAGCTTTTGAAGCTGACAAATCTGATGTTACAATAAACATGTAAATTAATTTATAAAAGAGATAATTATGTTATATAATTTTAATACTGAGACATTTAAGTTTGTTAAAGAAAACAACAAAGTTAAATTATATCATAAAGCCCAAAATAAGTGGACCCAAGGTTGGACTTATATTGGAAAGTACGAAAACACGCAAAAAGCAGAAGTTGCTGCAAAACAATACACAAATTAAAAAAGGATAAAAATTATGATGCGTTACAAGCTTACTATTGATCGTCATGGTCTTGGAGAATATGAAAAGAGCATTGTAAACTATGTCTTTGATTCTTCTTCACCGAAAGATGCATTAAAGAGAGTTCAAGCTGTATATGAAAGATGTGAGAAAACTAACAAAAGAATTCCGTATAACTCAAAGTTATTCCTGGAAGCTGTAGCCATTTCAGCAGGTGCTGATTTAGATAAAATCAAATAAAGCGCTGTTTATCATATGTTATATTACATTGGATTTATATTTATAGTTCTTTTTAATGTAGCAATATTTTACGATCAAACTCAACACAATGAAGAGATATACAAGTCAAACTATAGTTTATTTCTTTTTGTGTTGAGCTTTTTTTGTATTTTAGAGATAATGTTTTTTACTTTAATCTATGTTGTAATAAAAGATTTTATAGGATTTGTGCTATGATTACAGAAATCAATGAGTTTATAGAGAAAATGAATTCTTCAACGTCATCAAATGACAAAGTAGAAATTATAAGATTATCAGATAAAAACGTGTTAAGAGTTTTATATTATACGTACAATACTTTTATGCAATATAACATAACATCTAAAGTTCTTAATAAAAGAAAAGATCTATGTAACAAGCATACGAAATTTAGTTCTATATTTGATCTGTTTGATTCTTTAAATCAAAGACTAATTACAGGACATAAAGCGATAGAAGAAACAAACGGGTTTATCTATTGTAATCCTACGTATGAAAAATTATTATGTCTAATGTTAGAAAGAAACTTAAAAGTTAGAGCATCAGTTAAGTTAATAAACAGAGCTGTGCCAAGTTTGATACCCACTTTTAACGTAGCATTAGCAAACAAATATGATGAGAAGACAAAAAAGAAAGTCGATTTCGAAAAAGATATCTGGTATGTATCGAGAAAGCTTGACGGTGTTCGTTGTCTTATTGTTGTTGATGACAAAGGTAAAGCTAAATCATTCTCTAGAGCAGGAAAACAATTTCATACGTTATCCTTAATAGAAGAAGAAATAAAAAGTTTAGGTGTTAAAAACATTGTCTACGACGGTGAAATGTGTATAGTTGATGAAAATGGTAACGAAGATTTTCAAACTGTAATGAAAGAGATAGGTCGCAAAGACCACACTATTCAAAAAGGTTTATACCAGGTATTTGACTTCATACCTTACGAAATGTTTAAAAGAGGAGATGCTACCTCAGGAACTTTTTCTCAAAGAGTTTTTGCATTGCAAAGTCTTATGCTAGGAGAAACTCTAAATTATCTAGACTTCTTAGAACAAACTCCGATATCAAATTTTGAAGAGCTTGATAAATTAACACAAAAGGCGTCTGAAAAAGGTTGGGAAGGCTTAATGTTGCGTAAGAACGATACTTATAAAGGTAAACGTTCTAATGACATCTTGAAAGTTAAAACATTTCATGACGCTGAGTATGATGTTAAAGATGTAGTTTACGGCCCGTTTAGATATATCAAAGAAGGTATTGAAGTAGAAGAAGAAATGTTAAGTGCTGTGATGATAGAGCATAAAGGAAACACAGTTAGGGTTGGTAGTGGTTTTTCAATAGAGCAACGACAAAAGTTTTTTAATAATCCACAAGACATTATTGGTAAAGAAATAACAGTTCAATACTTCGAAGAATCTCAAAATCAGAATGGAGAAAACTCGTTAAGATTCCCGGTTATAAAGGTTATTCATGAAGATAAAAGAAAGTATTGATCTAGTAGGGAATCTATGCACTTTTAATAATATGTTAGTTTTAGTTATTTCAAAACATGTTATATTGAGACCATTTGGTAATAGAGAATACATAAAAAAAGAATCTTACTACGTTCTCTTCCCGCAAGGAGGAATAGACACAGTCTCAAAAGAAAGTTTAAAAGTTATATGTTAATGATTAAGTGTGAATGGGATTATGTGTTTAAAAACTTTCCACATCACCAGAAAGGATACGTTTTTATGACAAACTTAAAGACGAACATAAGTGTAGCTGATTGTGGCGTAGAAGATTATAAAGCTAAAGGATATGAGTTGGGTTATTGTAAACCTTATATACATTGTAGGACACAAAAAAAGTATAAAATCTATGTTAAATGATAATATATATAGTATATAATAATAATAACAATAAAAAGAGGTATATAAATGAAAATAACAGAAAGACGTTTGAGACAAATCATTAGAAGTGTTATAAAAGAAAACGAAAACGATCCTTATCTAGATCCAAATAGTCGTAAGCTCGAGCCAGAAGATGTTTTCCCGCCTATTGATGATGATGATAGATACCTACAAAATGACGAAGAAGATATACGCTATGATGAAGATGGCAATCCGTATAACGCAGCTGAAGAAGTATACCGCGCTGATATGTGGAACGAACAATTCCTAGACTCTTAAGTTATATGTAGAATAAAGTTTGTTATATTTATGAAGCCCGGTAATTCCGGGTTTTTTTGTATTCGCAGAAAGTCTTGAGTATTTGACGAAGCAGGGTATTAACACAGTAAATCACATACGTTTTATAAAAAGTGAAATATATTTATATTATAGTTAAACAGGAGATTTAATGAAGTATAGATTTATGATGTTATTGTTGCCTTTTATGTTTAATTGTTCTGACGATCTTTCATCTTATAAAGGATATGAAGTTGACTTTAGAGATAAAACTTATTCTGATACAAAGCACGTAGGTTCATCTTGTGATGTAAATTGTATATACTCAAGTTACGCAGTTAAGTACAACATACAGAACAAGCAGTATGATTGTATTGAAGGACCTTGCGCTTGTGTTGAAGAAGGAAATGCAAACAACTTATGTGATGTTAACTCTAATCCGCAAGACTTGTGGGAGCAAGAAGATATTAGTTCATCTCAAGAGACAATTAAAGTAGGTGTAATACCATACTACAATCAGTACGATAATATAAATTACCCAAGTTCTACGTGTCAAAATACATCTATAGCTATGGTGCTAAGCAAATTTCAATATAAAATACATCCAGATGATATATTTGGTAGATGGGGAAAAGATCTTGCACAGTCGCCGTCAGGATTAAATTATGTATATAAACATTATGCAACTAACAGTTCAATAAACACATACACTAATGCAACACCTGAAGATTTGACTAATGCGTTAGATAACGGTTATATAGTTATAGTGCATGGATATTTCACTTCTTTTGGACACGTTTTAATAATTAAAGGATACGATGATAGTTATTATTATGTTAACGATCCTGCGGGAGTTTGGGATGGTTGTTTTAAATGTGGGTATAGTCAAAGTTATAATGGTGTAACTCAATACCCACGTCAATCTTTAGAGAACGCAGTTTTTACATCTGACGGTTATTCTTATTTGCCTGGCTGGATCCACCTTATAAAAGGGAATTAAAATGAAGTCTTATTTTGCTGCCTGTTTATACTTTTTTATAATTATGAACAATATATCATATGGTCAAAGTTATGAATGCGACAATAATTTTGAAGAATGTGGAACACCCAATCAGTCCGGTGGTAGTGGAGGAGAAGGTTCTATTCTAATTGCAAATACTGACCTGGGTGATTCGTATCAACATGCTGATGACTTTGATGATGATGGTATAGAAGACCCAACAGATAATTGTCTAAGGTATCCTAATCCCGACCAGCTTGATAGAGACAGTGATAGTATAGGAGATATGTGTGACAACTGTTTAAATGTATGGAATCCAGAGCAGAGTAATATTGATGGTGATGAGCATGGCGATTATTGTGATGATGATATAGATAATGACCAGATTTTAAATTCTGCTGACGAGTGTCCTCTTCATTGGGGAAACTTATCTTGCTTTAATTCTTATGAACCAGAATTAAAACCGACAAACAATCATCAACATAATTATAAAATGAATACTAACGTATCAACGTTGGGAAACACAAATCAAGTAATTACAAATAGTTGTGTAACTTCATCACAGAAAGAATCACTGTTTTACTTTGTGATAATCTTTTTTACAATTCTTGTATATAAAAGAGTGAAAAAGATTTAGATTTTGACGAAGCGTAACGTATGAATATTGAGTCACGTAATAGGATTGGTATTATAAAGACGGGAAAGTTAAAAGGGAGTTTATGTTTAGTATTGTCTGAAAGTTGTTTTTTGACTAGCGACAATTTGAAGTGGTTTAGAATTTATGTAGATAATAAACTACTAAGAATGTATGAGAAAAATATACGTCTATTGTAAAAACAAACTACTTGACATATACTTACAAGACAAACATAAGGAGACTTGCATGTTTAAAAAAGAAGAATCATACGCATATATTTATTTAGCAGTAACTTATTTTATTGCTTTTACAATACCAAGTTTAATTAAATTATTTTAAAAAAGAAAGAAGAAAAAATGTCTGGTGGTTTTAACGAAGAAGTAGTAGTGTTAACAACAAATCCAAAAGATAAGGTTGTGAGTTTTTTAAACGATCTAAGAGTGTTATTGAATAAACATAATGCAAAACTCTATGCTACAGATTGTGAATTATTTATGAACGGATTAGGATATGTTGGAATGCTAGAAGACAATATAGAGACAACAGAAATATCAGATGGTAATGAACTGTTATATACTTCTAGTGTAAAATCACAATAAAAGTTGCAAATACAAAAAAACCAGCGAAAAGCTGGCTTGTTAATGACTATAACTCTTGTATAGTTTTATTATCTGAATGATATATTTTTAGCTGCATCTTTACCACACACAGGCATAGTAACAGTTAGGATTCCTTCGTTAAGTGAAGCATAGCTCTTGTCAGCGTCAATTGATTTTAATAAACTTATTTTTTCATTTAAAACCGATTTAAAGTCCTTATCAAATCTTTTATTGTCACTCTTTACAATTAAACTTTTCTTGTCAAAAGTAATATCGATATTTTCTTTTGACATTCCAGGCGCAAGACACTTAAAAATGATATTGTTGTCTTCTTCGAAAATCTTGTAAGAACTTCTTTGATAGTTTGTACTTTCATATTTAGGTTTAGCATTATAAGTAGAAAAACTCAATTCTTGCATTAACGTATTTAAAAAATTATCTGGTGTCATATTGTTCGCCTTTCAGAACGTTGTATGTATAGCTTAAACACCAAACTTAAATTTGTAACCCCCTTACTGAATATTTTTTTTATATACATTAATAAGTTGACTCAAAAGAACCATGTCTATTTTACCACCCCAACTTTCTACTAAATTTTTAAGTTCTACAAAAGACAGTTTGTTGTCTTCTATAATATCACATAACTCTGATTTATACGATCCAACATCTTCAATTATCATTATTTTATTATTGCTTCCTACATCGAATATCTGACCATCTCCAGAAAAAGTAAAAATTATTTTAGACATTAGTTACCTCCTTATAAGATATAATAAGTAGGTTCAATTCTATGTTTAAATAGAGTGATTAATCGCTATCTTTTTCCTAATCATCAGAACTCTTCCTTTGTAAAGAAAATTTATTAAATCATCTTCAAAATCATACTTTTCATCGTTTTCGTAAAAAGCTAAATAATATCCTGTTTCTAATCTGTAGTTTTTTATGTTTTTATTAGGACAATAAATATTGTAGCCTAAAACACAACTAAAATTGTCAATGTAAAACAGGAAATGTTTCATACTATGATTTTCTAGTATGAAGATCTGCTATTGATGATGCAACGAAAGACAAAGGTTTAACCTTAACATCAAAGCCGCAACCTGTTATATATCCTGATATCATATTTTTATATTTAGATGATAAGTGTCTAGAATCAGGATTGACGTCAGCGTGTATTTCTATGTTTGCTTTATCTATAACACTTTTGATTTCCATCGCTAAGTTTAAAGAGTCAGTAGTTTCTTTTAATAATCTTTTAGAAAGGTCTAAATAAGAATCGTCTTTGAACTTGTCTCTTAAATAAAAATATCTTCTATCATAAAAGTCTTCGTTTAATACGCAAATTGCTTTTGTAAAAACATAGTGATAACCTAACTTAACACTATCAGTGCCAATAATTATTTTATGATTATCTGATTTAGACACCTTTCTTAGTATATAAATAATCTCATTTAAATCAACAACTTCTTTATTCCCAGTTCGCCATGTAGTCATATTTAAACTCTTTTACGAAAAAACGTTTCACTGTTTAAGTATGCCAATATAATCACTGTTTACTGTTTTTATAAAACTTTAAAGTTCCATTAAGCTTTCTACGATAATCAATGCTCGAAAGACCAGATGCAGCAACTTCTTCTGTCCAGTCTTTATACATTGCATAACCAAGTTCAGTCAACTCTTCTTCAACAGGAGGATAAGAAATAGGATCATAAAACCCGTCATCCGGCTTTCGCCAAGAACCTTTACTTTTTTCTCCTGTATTATATAACTTCATCGCTTTAGGCGTGCCATTTAACAAGTGAGAATCAAGTAAAACAGAAGGCTCTATAGAAATATCTATTTTGTTATTATTCTTGTCAACGATTTGACATAAACAATTGAAGTTTTTTCTACCCACTGTTTTAATAAATTTTAAAAAGACTTTCTCTTGTTTTTTAAAACATTTGACAATGTTAATTGCATCCTTGCTTTTTATTTCTTTACTGTGAACTTTAGCTGTAATTGCATCTACAACATCATGAAAAGTCTTAGTATCAATATGATAATAAATCCACTTGTGCTTGACGCCATTAAACTTTTCTTTTATTTCGTCCTTCATAACAACTCCTGACTTAACATATAAAGACTAGTTTAGTTATCTGTTTTAATCATCTTTTTCCAGCTTGATCGATTTTACTTCAAAGCCATAGTTTTCTAACAGATATTCAATAACGTCTTCATCTTCAGCATCAGAATCTAGTTCGTCTTCTTTTAACTTTAAACTCTTAGGCAGAATAGCAATTTTCCGTGATTCTTCATAATTGCAATCTTCAAACTCTGTATCTGAAAAGTCCCATTTTATATTTTTTATTACTATCATTATTACTCCTTAATTTCTTTTTATATATAAGAAGGAATTAAATATTAATTATTATTTTTTAATTCGTTGATCTGATGCTGTATATACCACTTAGCTTTTTCAAGATCTTCCATTGTTTTTTTAGCATCTTTTTTGCCCGATCGAGCGATATACTTTATTGCATTTCCTAGTTCAAAATTTAAATCCCAAGAGTTAATAACGTCTATAACCTCATGTCCAGAGTCCTTAAGATAATGATCAGGATGATCTACGTTTTTGTTTTGTTTAGGACTTGTTGATTTACATTGGCAAAGAATGCCAGCTGTACAGGATGTACATCTTTTACATTTAGTCATTTTTTACTCCAGCTTAATTAATTTTGAAAGCTTAGGTTTTTTGTCATCCCAGTATCTGATACAAGGAATCTTGTTAGGCGAGAATATTATATATTCTTTGTAACTTGTTGATTTACCGATAGTTTTAGTATTAACGCCTATTATTATAGAAAAACTATCAATTTTTTTATTATTATTTTTAACAATCTTAACTAAATCACCAACTTTAAATATTGTTTTCATCTATTAAAATATCATCTATGGAAATTATTCCCAACATATCTAACTCATCTTTAGAAACTACTTTTTCTACTTTTTCTTTAATACTAATATCATTTCTTAATAAGCCACTTTCAAGACCAAGATTATGTGGGACACCTTCTAGATTTTGTATAAACTTATCATTTACGTAATGATTATCTATATAAATCTTTATGTGTTTATCTAGTTTCGATCCCCATAGTCTAAGATGAAACTTAGTATACCCTTTAGATGAAGAACCAAATCTTATCCAAGCAATACCAGAACTTTCAAACAAGTCTAACATATTAGAAGACAAACTAAACATTTCAGAATTAGTATCCGCAATCTTCATCTCAGTTGTTAATACTTCTTTTATCTTAACCCACACAGGATTATCTTCATCAGCAGAAATTTTAGCCCAAGCTCTGCCCCTACCAGAAAATATAGACTTAATACTTGAATTATTAGTATGACTTATATTTAATGCACCATTAATTGCTTCGTTAAATATATCTCTTAAGATTGTTAGTTTAACTTTTTGATTGCTTTGTTCGAGTTCATTGATTGCACTAGAAACAGCAGGAAAAATTATTTTTCTAATTGATTGAATGTCCATTTTAATATTCCTTTTCCTTGTTTTTATTATTATAACACTACAATTTAAGAGTTACACTTTATTATCTTCTTTCCTTCATTATCTCATTAAACTCTTTTCTTGATTGTAATAGCTTTGATACCATTCTTGCATTAGGCTTTTCAATTAATTCTGAAGTTTTCCCCATTCTATAACCACCGTTAACTAGACAATGGAAACAAAACAACTCTTCCTTTATTCCTTCATCGAACCACACTTCTTTTACCTCACCGTGGCCATAGTTTTGATCTGGACCTTTTAATTGAACCCAAATCATATCTCCAACTTTTAGATATAGTTCACTTGTAGAGGGTGACATAATTACCAAACCAAATATCAAAAGTTTTAATTAACTGATCATAGTTACCCATCATCATCGTTTCCTTAACGTCATTTCTAATTTCTTTTGGTAATTTAATTTGTTTGCCAAGATTATCAACTAGTCCTAATAAGTAAAAAGCATTTCCACATTCACTACTTAAATCTATTTCAATCTTTTTGTTTTGTAATTTACTTCTACATTCTATCATATTATTACACGCCTAAGCTGCTCTCGTTTGACTTACCAAAGTATTTATGTAATTGTCTTTCACTGACAGCGAACACCGTGCTGTCTTCGATTCTAGTTAGAAAACACTTTATTATTCTTTCACATCCGTCAACTTTTTGAACTTTAGAGTCTGTGAATATGAATCTCTCCATTTTCATGATTGGACTCTTTACACCTTTAATTCTCATACCAATCTTAGCAGGCATAAAATATCTTCCGTGATTTTCTGTTTTTACAACAGATCCTTCGCCAGTATTACCAATAAAGTAAACAGAGTCACCATTTCTTACTTCAACCCATTTGTTATACATAATTTCTCCTATTTAAATTGTAAGTAACTGAAGATCATAACAACTTCACACGCGATAAAAACAAAGAATACATCATATCTTTTTCTATTGTTATGATAAGAATGTAAGTAGCTAAATATTAATACGAATAATGTTATAAAAATTAAGTCAAACACTGATTATGAAAAGTCCTGATAAGATAACATTGTTTATGATAAAAAATAAAATAGCTTCGCTATCGTTCTTTACCAGACAAGAAAAAACAAACAACAAGAAAACAAGAATAATGTGCATTAAAAGTTTTCTTCGTATATATTATTAACTTTTAAGAACTCATACCACTCTTCTAATTCTCTGTCTGTAGGCTTTGTTAGTGATGCTTCTTTAATAACTCTAATTTCTTTTTCAATGTTAACTTCAAGTACTTCTTCACTATCCTCTTTCTTAGCAATAAACTTTCTTGGATATTCTGTTTTCTTAGCTTTTCTACAGACAGGATCTATTTCATACTGCAACTTGTAAGGTGTGTTACCTAACAAAGAAAAGTGTTGTGCAATTTTATCTTCAATTAAGACTGTAAAGTCTGGATGATCTATTTTTGAACCTTTATATCTTACTTCAAACCTTATTAAGGGATCACTGGAAGAACCTTCAACTCTAGTAAATCTAATCCAGAAAAACCCTTCTCTGTCTGTGTGATTTGTGTATTCTGATACATTATCTTTTGGTTGTGTATCAAGTAAATCTTGAATCTGTCTTGATCCTTCTTGATCCTTCATAACCTTGACCCAGGAGTTTCCTCTTCCTTTGTATCTTTCCTGAATTGTTTTTTTAAAAGAATTTTTCGACATATTATTTTCTCCTTATGATATATTATAAATAAAAAGTTTCCAATTTACACGTGTTAAGCATTTCTAGATTTGAACCACTGTGATACTTTGTAGATTGCTTTTTCAAACAGAATTTCCAAACCTAAAACAATTTTTAAAATAAAAGAGTGATCTCCGGCAACTACTAACATTCTTGTTGCAACACTTTTTTGAACCTTTGACATATCCCCGGTAGACATCATTACAACTTCTCCTTTATGACCAACATAGAATAATATAGAGCTATGTTTTTTAATGTTTGAAGTTATTTCTTTTGTTATGTTATCTATACTTTCAATGTCAAGCTTTTCTTCTTCTTTACTTTCCAATTTAAACCTCTTTATCTATGTCAACGTAAACAAGACGATTCCATTTAGGACCTAACTTTAAATGAACTATTCTAGCTTTACTTTTTTTTATAAACAAAGTGAATTCTCTGAAAGACATTGTTTTGTTTTTCTTGTTACTACCTCTAACTTGAAAAAGTTTAAGCATCCTTTTTTTATCGTAATTGTTTAGATTAAGATCACGAATCTTATTAACAAATTGTATTATGTCGCTACCAGTCATTACAGTTCTTTCAAGTAAAGTGGATTATTATATATGTAAAGTTTTTGACAGAATTAAAGCTGTTTAAAGAAAACTACTAATCTTTACACTTCTAATATACATTGTTTTGAATTCTAGCTCAGGTATCATTACTTCATAATAATCTTTGCCGTGAACAAGTTTTGCATGAGCAAAAACATTTTTATACATATCTTCTTTGTCATAGATATAGTCTATGATTATAGGAATCCAGCTTTTATCTTCCAAAACAGTCTCTTTTTAGATTGGCATTAATTCTATCACACGAAAGCAGTCTATCAAAACATCTATCTTTTTCATATAACTTTTCTTTTAATCTGGACTTAGCTCTTACAATTTCTAACTTTAGATGCTCATTTTCTAAACATTCGTTTTGCAACTTTTTATTTTTTTCAACAATATTATTGTAGGCATAACTAGAAACACAGCTACTAGATGTAGTTAATAATAATAATAAAAGTATGTTTTTCAATATAAATCCCCTGGATCTGGTGAAGGATTGTGTGAAGGATACAAAATAGTGATCTCTTTTCTTTGAATGTCTGTAAACAGATGTTTTAATGGAATAGCTCTAAGATAATAATCGCCTATTGTAATATCACAAAAAGTTTGCGGCTGATAACTTTCAAAAGAAATGCTGACAACTGGTGTAAAATTAAAACGATTTGCAATATCTATTTTTTTTTGTGTGCCTTCTTCGTTAGCTAATGACTTAGCATAACTCTGACCGTCAAAATATATTTTATTTAATTTTATCATTGTTTAATTTGCCTTTTTGTTTATTATATAATTCAAATTGTATAATTACACATTGTAAAACTTGTTAAGCCTATTTTCTTTTGAATATTCGCTTCTACTTTTTCTCTTGCACTCCCATACATCAATTACATCTAAAACTTTGTTTTCATTTCTTTTTACAAGATAAAAATTAAATCCTGTTCTATTGATATAATGCGTTTCATAAACATCGAAAAAGTCAAGTATACTATTCGCAGTTTCATTTCCACCGCTTATATCAATTGCGCGATGCGCAAAAAAGTCTTCAAACACTAATCTGATATTGTCATACTTATTAGGATTAAGAATATCAGACATTAAATTCCTCATAATATCAATAACATTATCCCCATCACCGATATCATAAAAAGTTAAATCTTTATGACTTAAATCTTCACCTATTCTTGGGTGAGTAATTCCTTGGAACATACTATATTTCATTTTCATCTTACCTCATATAATTCTGTTGTTAACACAGTTTTAATTGACTTTTCAAATATAACATCGATAACATCATAAAGAGTGCCATCGATAGTATATTCAGCAAAGTCGTTATATCCTTCTAACTCGTGCTCATCTTGTAAAGACAGCACTATAGATGTTGTTTGTTTGTTTCTTTCAAGTGAATAGTATTCATAATAGTAAAGATTATTCTTTTTTATCATGATTATCCCAATCAGCTTTACAGTCTACGCACCAATTGTCGCAATCTATACAACCGTAGAATTCTTGAATTGATCTTTTGCACGCGTGAAAGTAAAAAGCAACAGTCTTTTTTTTACAAAAACAACACTTTGTCTTTTTAGATTCTACTTCTTTTGTTTTTTTTGTCATCTTTGCCTCCATATATGTTAAATATATTATCAAAGTCTGACAATGTTGTCAAATTAATATTTAAGATTTCTAAAATGTTTGACGTGATTATTAAACGCTTCTAGACTCTTGAATTTGTATTGTAAGCAAACAGACGTTTGAGGAAAAACTTTTGTTTGCAAAAAGTCACCTTCTGTTATTAATAAATCAACCCAGCTTTTGTCAACATAATACTCTTCACTTACTGATATGTCTCTTACATTAAAGTCATTTACATAACCAATAAAAAGACCAATTCCACAAGTAGCATTCCAAAAGTCATTCCAGTAAAGAAGATCACCTCTATTATAAATACTTTTTTCTAATTTCATTAGAAGCCCAATCAGTAGTTCCAATATTTTCTAGGTAAAATCCATATTCCACAGGCACTTTTTTCATTATATTAGTTTCAAATCTTCCAACTAATATTGAAAGCTCGTCATCAGAAAGATCAATTTTCTCATGAACTCTTCTGATATAACACTCAGATAGCTGGTTTAAGTTGCCCAAAGGAGAAAATTCTTCTCCCCAATTGTTTGCTGATATTTTGTACAAATAATCTCTAATAGAATTAGAAGTTTCTGTACTATTGTTAAGCTCTTTAAACTTGTGTCTATATAGATACTTTATTATTCTCTGTCCAAGTAAAGGTGAAATACACTTGTCTATGTTTAATAACTTCTGTTTATTTAAACGATCAGCACGATAATCCTTTAAAATCTTAAACTGATTATTTTCTTTGAATATTAAATACTTACAATTTGTAAAATCAAAGTTGTCTAGACATTCTTTGAAATTTTTGTATACAAACTGTAAAACCATCTGTACTTTTACAATACTATTTTTTTCTTTTGTTAAGTTAACTGCAAAAGGAGAAAGCCATGTGTAATTAAATACTTCGTTTTCATCGACAAATTGTCGAGCGTGATTTATATCTGACATAAAAATATCGATATCACCGTATTTGTTATGAAAATAGTCTTCAATTACTATTCTTGGATCTAGATTATTATGCTCTATCTCGCCAATGATTCTAGCAAATCCTCCTGCAATCCACATCTTATAGCCAAAAATATCTTGAATACCGTTAGCTGATAATGTATGTGATAGAGCATCTGAGATGTTTCGTGGTAAGACTTTTACTGTATAATTATTGATAACATATTCCTTTCAATAAAGTAAAACGTTGTGCTAACTGCTAACTTCTTAATAAAAAAGAATCACTTCCGCTGTTTGCTCTTTCGTAAACTTCTTTTTCAACTAAAACCCAATACTTTTCGCAGTCTATATTCTTGAACATTTTATCTCTATTCCTATAATGGTCGATACCATTTAAGAACTTTACACATCCTAATGCTTTGACTTGATTACCTACTGCACCGATACAAACAGCGTATACATAGTCTTCAAAGTTAAGACAGCCTTTAAGATAATTATTTTCTCTTAATAAATCTTTATAAGAATTCATATTAGTCTCACAATTTAAAGTGGTTGGTCTATAATATATTATAATTGGATTAATTCTTTTTTACACATAATGGTAGAGGCAGGATTTGAACCTGCGTACTCTTAAGAGAACGGGTTTACAGCCCGTCGCCTTTAACCACTCGGCCACTCTACCAAGATATTATCTTCCTAGAAATGCTAGGAAAACAATATTACTTCTTTGAAACGAAAGAATATAAAGTTTCTGCTGTCTTTAAGACTTCTTCAACTGTATACGGAGAAATTGAATCTCTATCACCCTCAGGCTTTAAATACTCGTTTTCTCTTAGCACGCTGTTTTTTTCTTGAAGAATTCCAACTGCAAGTCCTAGCAAACTCTCTCTAATCTCGTAGCCGTTTTTGTTCGTATCTCCCATAATAAACTCCTTTCTATGTCTGTGTCTGTAATTGTTAAATTACGGGAAAGCTGGCGAGGGGACTCGAACCCCTGATTGAGAATTAACTCTCCGGATTATAAATCCGGTGCAATAGCCACTATTCGACACCAGCTTAGTGTGTATCTATATTATATCTAAACTTCTCCACACAGTTTAATTTTATTTTTAAATTCTTGCCAAACTTCTTTTGAAATACAAATCTCAACTTCACTTACACACCCTTCAATTGTTGATAACTTAACCTCTGTAGGCTGAAAGAATTTTATAAAGATACCTTTGTCTTCTTCAAATACTTCATTGAATATGTAAAAGTTTTCGCCTGTAATAATTTGATTTTTTGTACTCATATTATTAATCTCCTGTTGTTTTTTTATTATAATATAATATAAAAATATAATTTACACATAAGGCACTAAATGAGGATTAAACCTAACAGAATACCTTGGGAAAATGCATACAGTTTATATCAGCTAGAGTCGAAAGATATTATTTTTGTTCTCGAACAAAATGGCATTCAAGTTAAAAACATTTCACCTGCTGGATCTTTAAGAAGAGGAAGAAAAACAATAGGTGATCTAGATATTGTTATTGAAGTAGACAACCCACTTCTTGCCGGCAAAACGCTAGAAGACACAATGAATTACCAGTTTTTTGCTAAAGGATCTTTTTATAAAGGACAAATACTTGATACTGGAATTGATTTGTTTGTTGCTGGGCATCACAATTATTATTCTATGCTTTTCTTCTTGACAGGTTGTGAAGATTGGAACTTAAGAATTATGAAATTCTTAAGAAATAATTCTGATATACGATATACGCCTTTTAGGTTTATTAATATAAATACTAAAGAAGTCTATGACTTTAAGTCAGAGGAAGATATATTTAAGCTTATAAATCATAGTTATATATTACCAAAAGATAGAATACCACAAAGTATAAAGTTCGGAGAATAAATGAGAAAACTACTGAAAGAACATTTCAAAGAATTGCTCAAAGAAGAAATTGATTTTAGTTCAAAAACAGCAACTGTATACCATTTAACAGGTTTTAAAACTGCTGACTATGATCCTGTATATGCAGAAAAAATGAAGAAAACAAATAAAGATTTAAGAGGCCAAATTAAATCAAAATATGCAGGCAAGGAAAAAACAAGAGCACAAAGTATTTTATCTAAAGCAGAATATAAAACTGCTGCAAAAGAACTTAAGCAATTTAAAACTCCGCAAGGTCAAGCATATTATATAGGAAAACAAATTGAAAAAGGTGCTTGGGACTTAGGCAGTAATTACGTACCTGGTCACGGTAAGATGTATGCTAAAGGTCTTTACACATGTTATAAATTAAACCCGACAATTGCAAGAACATACGGTAGCGTTATTTTAAGATTTGAAGCCGATATATCCTCAATGCTAATTTTTAACGCAGGAATAGCAAAGAGTATATACGGAAAAAACTTCAGATTAGAAGATCAGTTTCTAGAAATATGCAAAAAAATGAACGTTGATATTCGTGGCTTCTGGAATCAGGAAGCTTCTTTCGACTTTTCAGCTGATGCTCAAGACGCTATAAGTGAATTTATTGAGATGTTAACATCAATATCAAATAGACCAGAGTTTTTAAATAGTAGTTATGACGCAGAACTTAGAACTGCTCCATTTGCGTTGCAAGCCATAGAACAATATAGCAGACTATTTAAAAGAGGAAGAGGTTCTATACTAAGAAATGTTATAAACGGAGTAATTTTTTGGGGAAGGGGAGATGGTCCTGTTTGTATTGTTTATAATCCGGAAATAACTTTACGTCACAAACTTACAGGTGCCGGATATTTTGACAAAAAAGGGGAACCTATAATTGAGGATGTAATTGAAAGATTAATAGGTAGATCAGGAACAAGTCTTGCAGATACTTTTGAATTTGCTCAAGAAATAGATGAAGAAGCACAAGAAATTGAGAAAGCTCGAGCAGAAAACTTCAAGCAACAACTTGCAAATTTTTCGCAAGAAGAAGATTCAACAGACGATTTTTTAAATAACTTACCTTCCAAGTTAAATACAATATTATCGCCTATAACAAATCTTTATAAAGATGCATGTGATGATCTTATTATGTCAAGAGTAAAAGACACACAACCTGATTTTGATAATTACTGTCAGAATGTAGCTGAAGGTTATAGATATGTACAATTTATCTGTTCAATTTTATCTGAACCATTCCTACAATTTGTTGATATTTTTGGACCAGGACTTGATATAGTTAGCAAAGATGAGTTTGAAAAATACTGCTATATATTTAAACAGTATTCTTCAAATCTCCTTTTTAATGATTATTCATTAGCTCCAAAGTTAGCAGACTTTGAGCTTAATGGTTTAAAATGTGCAGCACAAAACGAAGAAGAATTTGCTAAACTCGTAGAACAACATCTTAAACCTTTGACAGATAGATTTAATGAAATGCTTAAAGAAGGTCTTGCAAGTGAATTTGTAAATGAAATTTCTCAAGAAGCAATTGGGTCTGGTGAAATCGGTGTATTCAATAACTCCATTACTAAATTTGAAATAGGCGAAGTTAGTTTAAATACTACAAATGATGCTCAAACTCTCGAATCTTCTCTTGAAGGCAGTGGAACAATAATGCAAAAAGCAGAGCAAGAATTGCTCGACCTATTTAATGATGAAAGAGTTAAGACTCCTGAAGGGCAATCAGCTTTAGAAAGCATGCTTCAGTATAACAAAACTATAAATACCGATGGTACACTTGATTTTGGTGAGATTGTTAAAAGCTTTGGTTACTACTCTGACTATTGTCACGCAGGAGGTGATATATTTTATACTCTTTGTGAACAAATTAGGTCATTAGACTATGCCGGTTTAGGTTCTTATAAGATAGATAGAGATAAATTTAATCCTGAGTTTATATTGCAGAGGATGTATGGTCAAAAAGAAGAGTGGAAAGTAAGAGACGCAGCTGGTTTATCCTTGTCAATGTTTAAAGATGGTAGAAAAGCGTATAACGATACTACTTTAGTTACAACTGAACTTGTCAAACAAAGAGTTATACAAGACAAATCAGGCAATCTTGAATGGGTTGTTGAAACAGTATTTGATTTGCCTAGACATAGAGAAAAATTAATTATTTAATAGTTCTAACGTTATATTTCTATTAAGCAGTGTTGTATCGTATATCTTAATCTTATTTTTGTACAACAAATTAAATAAGAAGTCATCGTCTAATTTTTCCCTAGACAAAACAAGACAAGTATCTTCTTCTTTATCTATTTTTATTTTTCTTTTTATAAGAATTAAGTCACCAACTTTTATATGATCGTACATTTAGCAACCTTTA